AGGATTTTCAATCTAGCGGTGGCAGTCAATCAGATGCACAAAAGTTTCTTAACAAAGCTTTAGAAGGTAAGAAAGGCTATGAAGGGACAGTTGCTGATAAAGCTTTAGGATATGCAGGAAAAGATAAGAAGTGGGATGGAGGCAGTTCAGGAAACAGTACGTTTGCTGATATGACTCCTTCTGTATTTGAACAACTTTCAAAAGAATCACTTGAAACTCTTAGAGGTCAAAATCGAATAAATTATGCAGATGCTGTTGGTGGATACAATACTCTTGCTCAAACATTAATTGCAAATTCAAATGACTATGCTGCTCAACTAGGTTTACAAGGTACTACATATGCATCAGATCGTAATGTAGACATTGCTAAGATCCAAACTGCATCCGCAGAGCGAATGGACGCGTATCGTGTGGATGCTGAATCTGCGGCCGCAAAAGCAGTTCAAGCTTTAAGAAACCAAGGTGCTATTGATTTACAAGCAATTATTAATAACGGTTTAGCGGATGTAGCTGAAATTCAAGGTACTTATGCATCTGAACGTGTAGAACTCCAAGGTGATTATGACGTTCAACGTACAAATATTCAATCTGATTTTGAAAAGTTTAAAGCAAATAGAGCTAAAGAGGGTCAAATCTACGGTTCGTTAATGGCTGGTTTTTGGAGTTAAGCTCAAGTAGTATAATTGTTATAGTAATTTGTTTTTCAAATGGCTGAAGCAACTAATACCGTTTATCCCACTGGTGCAGTGGGCACCGGTGGAAATTACGAAGAAGAGCCTACTGTTGATCTTAATTCTTTTCAACAACTATTAAATCGTCTCACCACATCTAAAAAACGTCAGCAACGTCAAAAATCCGTTGAAGGCCGTAGAGACATCTATGCTGGTGGTTTAGCCTCTATGATGAGTAACTTCTGATTTAAACCTCAAAGGTTAATAGGATGGCCAGCAACACAAAAAAAGAAAATGGATTAGTTGGCATAGCCACTGACTCAGACGAGGTTTATCCAACCAATGAAGGTGATCCAACCTCTGGTGAAGGTACCGGAGGCAATTATGAAAATGATGATTGGTTCGATCTACAAAGGTACCGCGATGCTGCTGGAGTAGCTTACGAATTCAGTAAGAAAAAAATGGAGGACGCTGGTGAGCAAGAAAGACTTACGATCGGCAAAGGTGGCGCTGAACAAAGAAAGTCTGCCCGCCAAGCCCAGGACTTCAGCGAAAGCGATGAAGCAAGGGACTATATGCAAGCCAGAAGATCTTACACTTTCTGATTTAGAAGCTAAAGTTTTTGAGCATTGGTTGGAGAATCAAGATACAGCAGTTAAAGAATCCTTTTTTTCTTTTGCTGCTGATACTTATTCATTAATTCAAGTTTATTTATATTCTAGATTTTTAGGATATAAAGGTAGTATTACGTCTTGCGATGCATGGTTTAATACTGCATATCAAAAACCAGATCATCTTGCAATACTTCTTAATGAAATTCAAGAAATGCAAGAAGACATTCGTAAACTACGTGAAGATATAGAAAACTATGCTGTTAAGCGTGATTCCGGTGTGGCTCGCATTGCTGCTATGCAAAAAGAATTGCGTTCCACTATCGCCCAGGTTGAGTCTTTTGTTTCTTCGCGTGACCGTAAAGGACTCTTGATGACTGGCGCTGATAGAGCAATGCGTGAAATTATTTCTATCTTTCGTGATGATCCTATCGAAGGTCCATTGCATGAAGCATCAATGAGTGTTTGGGCTAGAATTCAATACGAAGAAGATTAATTATGCAAAGTAATAATTCAATGCAATTTACCTCCAGAAGCGCTGGAGAAATGGTGCATGAATTAAATCGTAATCGTGAATTAACTCCTGGTCATACATCACTTCAAGAAATTCTTGGCAATACTAGATCCACTAAACCTAATATAGACAAAGAAACAGGTATGCCTGTAGCAGGCAAATACATGCAAGATGGCCAAGAACAAAATGCCGCCTCAGCTCCTGGAGCACTTCAAGAAAAAGAACGAGAAAAACAACTCGAACTCCAAAGAAAACGAAGAGAATAAAAATAAGGAGTCGGCTGAGAAAGGACTTAAGGCTGCAAAAGCTGCTAAGCTGCAAAAAGATAAGCCTAAAAAATAGTGCCATCTCATTTACATTTAACGTACCGTCGTAATGCACAAGCAGCGGCTAAGAATCATCGTGTACGTAAAAATAAAAATGAGCATCTTTTAGAAAAAGCTAAAGATGATTTTGGTTTTTTTTGTGAATATGTAGCTGATAAACCGCCAGCAGAGCATCATAAAGAATGGCATAGACAACTTGTTACTAATCAAGATAGTTCTTGCCTTATTAAAATTGGTGGACCAAATATTGATTTACTAGGTCCTAGAGGATCAGCTAAATCAACTGTCCTAGGTTTATTTACAGCATGGGCTATTGGTATACATACTCAAGCTGGTAAACCTCTACAGATTCTTTATCTAAGTTATACAGTTGATATTGCTAGATCTAAGTCAGCAACAATTAAACGAATTATTGAATCTAAACGATATCAAGAAGTATTTCCTAAAGTCAGACTACTTAAAAATGTAACTAGTAATGAGTACTGGTCAATTGATCATAAGTTTGCAGGTATTGATACCACTGGTGAAGAACAATTTACTTTATGTGCTGCTGGTTTAAAAGGTTCGGTTACATCAAAGCGTTCACAGTTAGTTATTATTGATGACCCTGTAAAGTCTGCTGCTGATATTGGTAATCCTGATATTCGAAAGATGATGGAAGATAATTGGAATGCGGTAATCGCTCCAACCATGTTTGAAGGGGGCCGTGCGATTTGTTTGGGTACACGATTCCGTCATGATGATATTCATTCAACAACCTTCTGTCCAAATAATAATTGGATGCAGATCGTCCTATCAGCGATCTTAAATAACGAGGAGACAGGCGATGAAGAGTCATACTGGCCAGAAATGTGGTCCTTAGATTACTTGAAAGAAAAGAAAAGACAAGCACCTATTGCTTTTTCTTTTCAATACATGAATCAAATTGTCAGGCAAAATGAACTATCTTTGGCACCAGAGTTATTAATTAAAGCGGAAATTGCTACTGAGTTTGATTGCTTAGGTGTAGGCGTTGATTTGTCTGCTGGCACTAAGGAAAAAAATGACTACACGGTTATGGTTCTAGGTGGTCGGATTGGAGATAAAATTCATATTATTGATTACCGCAGACTACGTGTTATGGGTAATTTGGAAAAATTAGATGCAATGAAAGAGTTATTATTTGATTGGTCTGTTATTGGTAAACAAGACAATGGAATATGGTTTCCTACTTATTCAACTTGTGACATCTGGTCTGAAGCTGTTCAATATCAAGCCTCTTTAGAAGCAGATTTTAAACGTGTTTGTTTAAATCAAGAAAATTTATATAATCTTATTTGGCATCCAGTTAAAGGATTTCGTGCAGATAAACTTGCACGATTCAGGGGAATCATGGGAATGTTTGAAGATCGTAAAATAATCTTTAATAGGTATCGAAATTTTACAACTATGTTTGAAGAACTAACTAATTTTGGAGTTAGTTCTCATGATGACTGCGTAGATGCCTTAGTTTGGTTAGTAAACGGATTAATGAAAAGAGGCAAACTCCAATTGGATTTTTAAGATGGAACAATTAATTGTGTTAGCAATTGCTGCAGTATCCGGTGGCGGTTGGTTTGTCAGTAAAGTATTTGGTCGCATGCGTGCTTTAGAAGATCGTATTGATCGCATGCCTTTAGAGTACGTATTAAAACAAGATTTTTTACGTGAAATGGAAAAAATGAATCAAGAGTTTCGTGAAATAAATGATAAGCTTGATAAACTTGTGGAAAGATTACTTGCAAAATGAGCTATTACGTTGAACTGGAAGAAGATAGCAATGGTAATTTAATTATGCAGATTCCAGAAGAGATTATTCAAACACTTGGTTGGGAACCAGATGATTTATTGACTTGGGATTTAAAAGGAGATGGAATTATATTACAAAGATTAAATTCAAAATTAGAAGAGTAAAATAATAACAGTTGCTTTGGTACAAATGCGATATTCCGGCGGTGATCCCAATTTAGGAAACAGCGGTGGAATGGATCAAACTTATGGCATGATTCCGTTTAATCGTTTTACTCCAGTTACTCCACAACAACAAATTAATCAATACGATAAATTAGATGCTATTCGCACGCTTGGTAATATGACCGAAGCACAGAAGAATGGCTTTGCTAATAAGCATGTTTACTAATGGAATTAGCAGGTTCTTATATGGATATAAATATGCCTGGAAAAGAAAAACAGGTATATCCCTTAGCAGGTTTTACTACAGATTATTCCGGTCCTTTACATAAAAAATATAAAGGACAACGAATGGAATCAATGGGAGATGTAAAGTCTGCTTCTGTTCCACGTAATGCACGTCCATCAGCTTTTGCATCACCAGGAAGTAAAGGTTCTGGTTTTGCCAATGTAAATACAAAGAGGCAATTCTAATGGGGTACCCAACTTATCAAGGTAGTGGCCCACTAAATCATTATCCAACTTATCCGAATAGTGGTCCACTAATTCATATGCCAAGAGTTCCAGACGGCACCTTGATTGATGGACCAGGGCATTATCCAGGTGGTCCACCAACGATAATGGATGAAATTCCTAGAGTTGTAGATCCATTTGGTATATATCGTAGGCGTGCACCTCGCCCTTCTGGTGGCGATCCTAATTTAGGAAATAGTGGTGTTTTTAAGCTTCCTCATTTCCCAGGGCAAAGCCCTGGAGGAATGATGAATTTGCCTTATTTTTCAGGTGCTGACATAAATGCTATTGAATTATTAGCAGGCGGGTTTAGGCCAGCAGCATATGGTGCAATTCCTGGTGGTCAATCTCCTTATCGCTTTGGTCCTTATTTACCTTACAGAGGAGAAGAAAAAAGAGAAGAACAAACACCTTTTGTTCCAATTCCTAGAGTGTAATGGCACAAGACGATTCCAAATATACAAAACCAGGGCTGCGCGAATCAATTAAAAAACGTGTAATGTCTGGTAGTAAAGGTGGCAAGCCTGGGCAATGGTCTGCACGTAAAGCGCAGCTTGTTGCTAGTGAATATAAAAAGAAAGGCGGTGGATACAAAGGTGGCCAATCTAGCAAACAAAAAGATCTTAAAAAATGGGGCAAAGAAGATTGGCAAACTAAAGATCAATACGAAAAAGGTAAAAAAGCTGCTACTGCAGCTAAAAAAGCTAAGGACAAAAAATCATGAAACAAGCTAAAAAAGATTTACAAAAGATTTCAAAACAATTAAAAGGCAGTGCCAAAATGCACGCTGGTCAAGCTAAAAAACTTGACAAGCTTGCAGGTAAATACATGAATAAATAACTGATTTAGAATAATAAAAAATTTAAAATAAAAATGAATCCTTATATTCGTCGTCTAAATTCTTTTAGTCCAGTTACGATTGCACAAGCACCTATCCCTGGTCGAGCGGTAGGAAATATGGATGGTATACCTTTAGAAGCTTTACAAGGAACTAGTTCTCCTGAGCAACTAAAACAAGAAGGAATGTACGGAGGGAATATGTCTCCTGGAGGAGGGATGATGCCTCCAGGTTTTGGCGGCCCTATTACAGGAAGACCACAGCCTAAATATGTTACTGATCTTCCTATTAAAGTAAATTATAGAAATATTTATGGTACAAATATTGGCGGTGAATATAATCTAGAAACAGGAGATATAAGTGGGCAAGTAGTTGTACCTATTGGGCAAGCAGAAAAAGGATACAGACTAGGTATTGAAGGTAACTATAATCCAGGCCGAATGGATCCTTATGGGATGAAACAACCAGCCGGTTTTGGTGGAATGATTCGTTTTAGTAAATCAAATCCAGTTAATCCAAATACATATGAAGCCCCTGGAGCAGAGAAATATTCTATTCAAGTTGGTGTTGATGGTAAACCAAGACGTGTTCCTCCTCAGATGACTGTTCCTGTTCAGATACAACCAGATCCTCAAATGTTTCAGGGTTTATTAAATGGCAGATAAAGCAATTCAAAAAGACGGCACGACTAAACGCTACCTTCCTAAAAAAGCCTGGGCGAAGCTTTCCAAAGAAGA